TCGAGATGAAACCCTATGCTGGTTTACTCGATGCTGATTTGCTCAAGTCTTTGGGCAATTGAAAAGATATTCTGGCTTGAATTTATTTGCCATCTTTTCGCTGTATCGCAAGGTCAAAAACTCGCGCACTGACTCTGGCGTGACCTCTTTGATCTTTGACCCAATGCAATAAAACTCATGGAGCGTGAGCGCCTCAAGAACATCCTTGGGCATCTTCACGTCCACATTGACATACGGGGATAATTTCACTTCACTTCTCCAAAAAAAGCAGCCACCAGCGGATCTCTCCTGATCTTCACTTTACGGCCTCGATCACGCGCCTGACGAAAGGCTTTGTCATCGAGGGACTCTTTACGTCTCCACTTGCGCACTCTGTCGCTGACGCTGGTGGGCAAAGGCTTGATGGCATCAATGCCGATCCCATAGCGATACACCGCCACCGGGATACCCCTGACCTCTGACCGGGTCCACTCTTGGATGTGGACCAGGTGCTGACGGCGCAGCCGCAGGATCAGCAGCCTGGCAGACCTGTCGGTGCAATGGATCGTCTCAGCCACCTCCGCTGATGTCAGGCCAATGTCAGTTATGGCCTTGATCAGTCGGGGCAGTTGGGCAGACTTCATTTGGCAGCGGCAATGACTTCAAGCTCGAGGTCTTTGACCCTCTCGCGCAATAGCTGCATCTCCTGGTCCAGATCCCGGTATTTGCGCTCCAGGCGCTCGCGGGTGAATGTCTCGCCATGAACGTACCCAATGAGCGTGCCATTGGTGATTGCCTTCCTGATGAGCTGCTCATACTCATGCCTGCCGAACATCATCCCGGCAGTGCCGCCAGGGGCACGCATCTTGTCGACCTCGAGGTCGATCTGTTGTTGCATTGTTTCGCTCATTTTTCCCTCGCCTTCAGCATTGCGTCTGCCATCTTGTATGCCCACCATGAAACTTCACCATCTTCAATCATTGGTCGAACATTAGGGGCCGTTATAAGTGCTTGCATCGCCTTAGCCGCAAAGTAATCGCGCAGGGTCATGCCTGCGTCTGATTGACTGGGGACGCAACCCAACTGGGCTGCCATATCTGGGTGCACGGGAAACGCTGGCCCACCTGTATCTTTGTTATTCATCTTCAAACTCTCCAAACTAGGCAATCAAGCGCCACCACAATCAGGCCAACGAGGCTGATCACGCGAATGAGTTTCTCAGCGGTGCTGCACTGATGGACGTGGATCTCGATGGCCGCGCCATTCTCGAGGCTGTTTGGGAATGCCTCTGTGAAGGTGCGGGGGAACTTGCGGGTTGTTTCATTTGCCATGATTTCACTCCTTGTTTGTATATTGATCACATTACACCTCTCATCTCCCACCCGAGCAGAAAGTAATTCCAGCGGGTGACGATATTGCTGTTGGTGAACTTGCTCCCGTCCCAAGCGAGATCTGCTGGGGTGTAGCCCTTTGAGATCATCAGGGCCATGAAGACTTGTTGTGCTTTCATTGATTCTTGCTCCAATATTTGTCGTTTGCGCCAGCCGGTCATAGCGCGTTGTACCCGTACTTGAAAAGCTCCACGGCCACTCGGCACAGGAACCCAATGAAGGGCAGCATCAGTGCCAGTGCCAGCCCGAATTTGAATGCACTCATTTGCTTTGCTCCTTTTGTTTTTGGATTGACTCGCGCAATTGCTGGCGCAGCCAGTTGACACCGCCCAGGCGCTTCCACTCAGCAAAGTGCGCCGGGATCAACCTGGCGCTGACCGTGACGGCAACGCTGGTCATCTCACTCTTGGGTCTGGGCATCTTTATCTCCAGGCCGCGAGGGCCGTTGCGAGGTCTTTGGTGGACACGATGAGTTGATCCAGGCGCATGGACTCATCACGCACAACAAACAACCCTGCGCCGCGCTTGGTGCGTCCCCAGGCATCTTTGCGGTTGACGTTGGAGAGTTGGTTCTTGCGCACGGCGTTGTAGACCTGGTGAGAAGTGAACCCCTCATCGAGGCACTCGCGCATGGTCCGAGGAACCCGGCAAAAGTCAATGATTGTCATCTTCAAACTCCTCATCCTCATCAGTTGGGGGTTGGTCATCAGGGTTGTAGTCTTTGCGGCCAGTGAGGATCTGTCCCCACCGCCACTCTTGGTAATCTTCCGAGTACATACATCTCCTTGTTGTTGATATGCCGATCATACACTCATTGACTAATTCATCAAATCCCACACAATCCAGTCAACTATTAACCCCATACAATAGATCCCGGCAGGCCAACACCTGCTGATTGCGCCGGGCACTCCACCCGATGCAGTTGCCATTTAGGGGGCCGGTCATCACTGTCTGGCCCCCATTTTTTCGACTATTTGCACAAGTTGTCAATTTGGGGTTAACATTCAAGACATGAAAACAACCGACAACCCCATCAAAGACGTGCTGGTCAAGGCCAGTACTGCTGGCTACACCATGGCCGATGTCTGCCGAGTCGCAGAGATCGACCAGTCCCAGGTCAGTCGCTGGCTCAGTGGCCGCACCAAGCCACTCTATGACAGCGTGAAGCGCCTCAATGACGCCACCGATGCCCTGGTAGCGGCCAGGCTGCAAGTGCTCAACAAAGCCATGGACGAGGCCAACCAATGAGGCACATTGGCATCGATCCAGGTCTGTCTGGCGCCATCGCGGTGCTCACAGATGACTCACTCCAGATCCATGACATGCCGGTGATGACCGTGGACAGAAATGGCAAAGCCAAGCGGCAGGTCAGCGCAAATGAGTTGGCTGAGCTGCTGAACCTGTACGCAGGCAAAGACTGTCACGTCTACGTTGAGCGCGTCTCAGCCATGGCAGGCCAGGGCGTGACGAGTGTTTTTTCGTTTGGCCGTTCATTTGGAATGATCGAGGGGATCTTGGCAGCGCTCAAGATGCCGGTCACCTTTGTGGCCCCTGCCACCTGGACCCGTGCCATTGGGCGCAGCCCCGGCAAAGATGCCAGCCGGGCCAGGGCCATGGAGCTTTTCCCGAATTACGAATACTTCTTCAAGCGCGTCAAGGACGATGGCCGTGCTGACGCTGCACTGATTGCACATTGGGGGCGTAAGCATGGATGACGCAGAACGCAAAGCCATGAGGGACCAGATCGTCTGGCTCACTCAGGAACTCGAGAAGGCCAGACGCGCAAATCAGGACAAGACGCTGCTCATGGCCCGAATGCTCAGTCCCGAGGACTTGGGGCACGCAGTCAGCAATGAGGTGCGCCAGCTCATCTACACAACCATCATCAACGAACAGGATGCAGAAAGAGAATCATGGAACAAAAAATAATCCTCAGACCCAGTGCAGCATCACGCTGGATCGCCTGCCCGGCCAGCGTTAAGTTGTCTGTCGGCATCCCAGAACAACCCTCTGGCGAGGCCGCGCAGATCGGGACCGCCATCCATGCCCTGGCTGAGTTGTGCTTCAAGGCTGGCTCCAACCCGGCAGACTATGTCGGCAAGGCCGTGGAAAACATCACCATGACTGCCACCAATGTTGAGTATGCCCAGCTCCACCTTGATGAGATCAAGCGGGTCCATGACGAGCTGGGGCACGTCAGGGTTGAGCAGTACGTCACGATTGTGGACACTGATGAGGTCAAGCTGGGTGGGACTGCTGACGTTGTCGGCCTGGGTAAGGGCAAGCTCATCGTGAGCGATCTGAAGACCGGCAAGGGCTGGGTGGATGCTGACTCTGCCCAGCTCAAGATCTACGCCTTGGGCGCCATCAGGTCAGCCGCAAAGAACGGTATCCCACCGCCTGGGCAGATTGAGTTGCGCATTGTCCAGCCCCACCATGGTGACGTGCGCAGCCACTCGATGACGTATAAAGAACTCTGGGACTGGTATCAAAACACCTTGCGCCCGGCTATTGTCCAGGCCACTGTGGATGACGCCCAACCAAACCCCAGTGACTCTGCCTGTCAGTACTGCCCTGCCAAGATCGTTTGCCCTGCCCAACGCAAAGGCTTTGAGATACTCGCGGCCAAGCCAGACCTCAGAACCCTGGACAAGGATCAGATTCAGGCCGTCATGCTGACCCTATCAGTCGAGCAGATTGCTGACCTCTTGGAGCGTGCCCCGGTGGTGGAGAAATTCATTGACGCTGTGCGGGACCATGCTGTGCAACGTATCAGGAACGGTGAGTCAATTCATGGCTGGCAGATGGTCCCCAAGCGTGCAACGCGCAAATGGACCAATGAGGATGCCGCCTTGCAAGCGCTCACTGACGCTGGCATCGACAAGTCCAAACTGGTCTTGACAGAGATGGTGACGCCTGCGGTGGCCGAGAAGCTGCTGGGCAAGGACAAGAAGTCCATGGTCGATGACCTCACCACAAAAGAATCATCGGGTTTAACTCTAGGCCGTGCCGTAGAGTTTGCCCAATAATCCCATTCCCCCAACCGTGACGAAAGTCACACAACTCTGAAAGCGAAAGCAAAATGCTAAATCTATCCTCTGGTGGCGGCTCAGGCTCCTACATTCGATTCTCTCCCCAGGCCAATGCCTGGACCAATCAAGATGGAGAGATCCAACTTGGCAAAGTGGTATTCGACATTGACAACGTCACAACTGGCTGGCTCGAGCTGGGCGTTGGAGTCAGGGACTGGCAACCTGATGACGTTGTCGGCAAGAAGGGTCCACAACCCAGCGCAAACCATAAGAGAGGGTTTAGCGTGAAGTTTTACTCCAAGGCCTTGGGCACTGTGGAGTGGTCATCTAACGGGGTAGGACCTTGCATGGGCATGGAGACCCTCTACAAGCAGTGCAGTGAACAGCGTGCTGCAAACCCTGACAAGCTGCCAGTGGTGGAGTACACAGGCTCGCGCATGGAGAAGATCGGAAAGGGCACAACCCGCATCCCGAATTTCACCTTGACAGGTTGGATTGCCCGGCCAGCAGGCATGGACGCGCAGACA